GGATACCGTGCAATGGCTCGTGACCCTGAGATTACAGCCGATACTGACTTGCGTCTGGTTGGCATGATGCCAGGAGCGCAGATCACCCCGCCTGATTCGTCTGAAGAAGGCAAGAGGGCTGCTGAGTTTGTAGAAGCTGTTATCACCCGGATGAGTGGATCTATAATCGACGTATTCAGGGATCAAATGTTACGAGAAGCTATCGAGACTGGTTTCTTCATCACTGAACCTGTGCAAGCTAAGATTGATTTACCGTCATTTGGTGGATCTGTAATCGGGTTATCATCTCTCAAAGTCAGGCCGTCTGAGAACTTCAATGATGGGATACATCAGGACAAACACGGGAATATAGAATACTTCGAACAATCTGGATATTCAGGGACTAACCCGAAGGCAACGCTGGATGATGTGATTTACTATGCTTTCCGAGGCCGTCCCTGGAATCCTTACGGACGCAGTATCTATTATTCTGCGTATGACTGGTGGTATGCGAAGAAAACCCTGCTTAGACTTTATATGATATTTGCGACTGTTAACGCTTCTGGTATCCGAGAGCTGGAGATTCCAGACGATTTATTCAAGCAGGATTCAGCGGCAGGAATGTCAATGTTGCGTAAGATGGGCGAGTATGCTTCGATTGTGCGCAAGAAGAGTCAAAAGCTAACCATCCATATTCCCCCCGGTACTGCTGGTTATCACTTCATCCGTGGAATCAGAGAGCTTGCTAATGCTGAGATACGCAAGGCTATACTCTATGACGAGACGATAAACGCGTCTTCACAGACCGGGATACTATCAGATAATAAAGAGGTTGCACAGTCTAATGTCTACGGTTCCATGCTTGCTCAAGGTAAGGCTTATTGTGAATCTATCGCTGAACAGTTATTCAGGCGGATACTGGATTGGAACGGATTCCACTCATGGCCAACTCCTCTGCTTATTCCTGAGCCAATCATTAAACAGAATGTTGACCCTATTCCGATTATAGACTCTCTGGTAACGGGTTGGCAGTCTGGTTTCTTCACTGAAGTTGATGTACCTGCGGAACTCAGACAGCAGCTTGTAAGGCAGGCTGTAAGACCTATGGGTATTGACCATGAAGACAAGGCAGCAGAACCCGACGAGAAGGAAGGTCAGCGCAAGAAAGATGAGGATGTCAAAGCGGTACAGTTTGCCGGGGCACCTCCAGGACGTAGACGATCTGACATTCTCAAGCTGAAGGTAGAAGCTAAGAAAGCTGAAGTCAACGGTGCTGAGAACTTAACCGAGGCATGGCAGGATAACCTTCCTGCACTCAAGAAGAAACTGAACAGCGCTTTATTCGACGCTGCCGGTAAGTGGAAGACAAAGGACTATTCAGCTATTCGTAAGGTTGTTGAGGACAATATCACCTCAGGCGGTTCCAAGATCCGCAAGGTATTAACTGATGATCTGATTGACCGATATAAGACAGGACAGGACAATGCTGCTAATATCATCCCTGTTAGGGCTGCGGTGTCTGTTGTCCCTGTAATGGTCAGTCCTGTACAGGCGCAGAAGATGCTTGCACAGCATGTATACCTGACAATGGGCGATACGTATAAGTCTTTGACTAACGAGATTTATTATGCGCTTGAGAATGCAATCAAAGGCGGGATCAGCGAACGCGAAGCAATGGCGCAGATTAATAAGATACTAGCCGATGGCGGGTTCACCCCCGGACGCGCAACTACCATCGTCAATACATCAATGAGTCAGGCTTATAATCAAGGGCGTATGGAACTGTTCAACCAGTTATCAGACCCAGACGGTCAAGTGCCAGGGGGAATAATCGGTTATCAGTTCAGCGCAGTAATGGACGATGCAACGACTGAATTATGTCAGGAATATGATAGTCAATTCTTCCACGTTGATGATCCTTCAATGCCAGATCCCCCTCTTCACTATGGATGCCGGTCTGTATTACTACCAGTGTTCACTGGTGAAGAACCGTGGGACGGTGGAGAATGGACTGATCTGAGTACAAGTAAATCAATGAGTTCAAATATACCCGATGGATTCGGAGGGAATTAATGGAACCAGTAACAATCGAACATTATAAGGTACTCTCACCGGGTACTTATTCACCGCGTCCGAAGGAAATTGTGGTAACGGCTGAAGATGTGCAGGACTATGTCGACGCTGTGAACATCAAACAAAAGCTCGGCGTACCTGTAGCAATCAAGTACATGCACCTGGATGGTGTGAAGTCTATTGCAGTAGGTAAGCAGATCAACGCAGTTATGGAGGGCGATGATGCTTATGCTGATTTGATATTAAGCATGAACGCTGAGTTTGACGGTGAAATCATTGCTACAATTGAACAGATGGTCAGTGGATTACAGGATCAGATACTACAGGGCAGCATGGAAGCATACCCAGGGTATAACAGTCCAGCCTACACAGGCGAACGTGTGTTTGGCCTCTGGCCTACAGCATGGGCAGTGTTGCCAGCTGGTGAACAGCCCGCAGTACCACCGAAGTTAATAGCAGGCGAATCGGAAATTAGTCTGATTTGCATATCAGGAGCCCCTATCAGGGGCGATGGCCTCATTGAAAGGGGGCAGGATATGACGCTTGAAGAAGCACTGAAAGAAATAGCAACTCTCAAGGCTGAGATTGCTGAACTGAAGAAAGCCGCAACTAAGGAGGATGCTGAAGCCTCTGAAGCTGTGGCAACTGAAAACACCGATCTCAAGTCTAAGCTGAAGGTTTTTGAAGCTGCTGAAGCAACAGCACTGAAGACCAAGGCAGAAGAGCTTGAGAAATCGGTACTGGAGAAGACACTTGCGGGCAACCGCGAAGACCTCAAAACTCAGATTGATACTATCGAAGACAGTCACCAGCGGGTGCAGTTCTTGGAGATAATGGATAAGAGTCTGACAAAACCCGAGGTCAAGAAAGAGAAACTCAATGCAGGTGAGGTTGTCGAAGACGATACAGAAGATCCTTACCTCAAGAAAGTAAACGCTGCCGAGAAGCTCGCCAAAGAGAAGAATATTCCCTTTGTCCAGGCTCTTGAGCAGATTGTAGGATAGGAGGCTTAAATGCCTTATAGAACATTCCCCGCACATGAATATCAGCAGAGCGTTATTGGTGGGCAAGCCAACGGCGCTGTTGTTGAATTCACATTCGGGTCATACGATGGAGATGGAGAGATTGCTACAGCAACCTCCGGCTTCGCAGGGATTATTGCCAAGGGTGAAGCTGACAATGTCCAGGCTGCTCTCAAGATGGGTGGATTCTTCCACCTGAAGGTCAATGGAAGCACTGGCGGCAATATTGCGGCAATGGATCCACTCAAGCCTCTGGCTGCTGGACTAGGCTGCCTTGCCGATACCAACAACGATAAATTCTCTGCCATAGCTATGGAAGCTGCAACGACGGATGCTGTCAACATCCTCGTTTACATCTGCCACGGTTATGTCGGAGCATAAGGAAGGAGTGAATAATGTCTGTTAATGTAACCACGGTCAGCATAAAGAAATCAGTCACAAAGGCTGTTGACGATTACCGCAATGACCCTATGGACTTCGTAGCCGATTACGTCGCTCCTGCTGTCAACGTGAACGGTAAGACCGGGCATCTTCCCAGGTTCAACCGCCTCAATCAGAAGTACATCAACTTCAAGGTTGCTCCTGATGCACCTTCTCCCCGGATTGATTACGGTCTGGGTACCACCGAGTTCTCTTGCGATGTACACAGGGGTGTCGTTCCTCTGCCCCTTGAGCTTGAAGAGTTCGACGATACTGGACTGCTCAATGCAGCCAATCTCGGAATCCAGGCTGATGAAGCGCTGAGAATCGAAAGGGAGCGGGAGATTGCGGTGCTTATGGCTACTACAGGAACCTTCACCCACACGAATACCAGCACACCCGGTACGCTCTGGGATGCAACAGGCGGCAATCCTGCGTCTGATGTACTGACCATAGCCAAAGCTCAGATCCACACGAATATCAACAGAACTGCTATGTATGGTCTTTGCACCATAGACGTAGCATTTTTCCTTCAGCAGTTCGTGGCTGATCTCAGAGTCGGCGGGGGCAGCGCGGCACTTGCTACCCTCCCTGAAGTAGCCGCATACATGGGACTCGCAGAGATCAGAATTGCATCTGCCGGTTATGACAGCACGGAACCCGGAGATACTTCAACAGCTGCTGACATCTGGGGAACCAAGGACTTCTGGGTCTTCCACAAACCAGCCTCGATAAATCAGTTCGCACCTTGCTTCATGGCAACAACTCGGTATGCCAGACTGGCGAAGGCTAGAGTCTGGAAAGAGAACAACCCTGAGAGCTTCATGATTGAGGCAAAGGATTGTTACGACCTTGTAGACGTTGACGATTCTGCCGGTTACTTCTTCGTGAATGTAATCAGCTAATGTACGCGAGTATCGCCGAACTCAAAGCAGCTGAACCTGTATTCGCTGGTACTTCTTACGCAGATAAAACTCTGGTAAGATACCTCCAGAATGCAGCACGGCGTATTGACGGCGTACTCGCACGGGACTATGCGTTGCCGGTGTCGGTCGCATCCGCAGGGGTGTTGACCTTCACCGGTAATGTTTCGGCGGATGAAACTGTAAAAGCTGGGACTAAGACCTATACATTTAAGGCAATCCCGGCAGATGCAAATGACGTTGATCTGGGTGCCACTTCTGCGCAATCTGTAATCAACCTTAAACGAGCAATCAATGAGAGTACCAATGGCGGGAGTTACGACGGTGATACCACTATTAATGTGGACGTTATCGCCTCCAGTTCTGCGCTGGTACTGTCCTTGACTGCACGGGTCCCGGGACCAGATGGTAACGATCTAACGCTGTCCACGTCTGCTACAAATATCACAGTGACTACTGCCTTCGCAGGCGGGGCAAGATTCTTCGAAATATTAGAACAACTCAATATCTGGGTTGCCACAGTATCCCTTCTAGCTGGACAGTCTAACAGCACCTTATCTGGTGGCAATGTATCGGTAACATCTGACATCCGCGAAGACATTAAAGAAACTATTGCACTGTTACCAATCAGCGGCAGTCTTGTGGACACCGATGGAACTACTCGGGCTCCAGAGTCAAATGCACCTGTTACCAATGCAGACACATATCCAATAGCTGACATGAGCGATCCTCTCAACTGGGATCATGACGCAGATAGGGACTTTGACAGGAATGAAACATAATGGCTGATGGTGTAAGCCTTAAACTAACCCCGGATTCTAAGGCCATACTTAACCGATGGGCGCGGGATAAGACCGGGAAGGTTGAGCGGATAATTGATACGTGGTTGCAGAGGATGCAAGCCTGGATGTTACGGGAAACTGTGAAATCATTTGATGATGGTGCGCAGCCCGGTGGTCAAGCGTGGCCTCCGAATGTTGGCAGATACGCGGCATGGAAATCTTCTATTGGCAGCAACAAACCGGGCATACTCAGGGGTGATTTACGCAGGAGCTTTGCGCAGAATAAGCAGATTAATAAAGCTATGAAACAGGCTTCAATCGGTTCAACTCTGCCTTATGCAAATGCTGTCTATTATGGTAAGTCCAGCGGATGGGCTGGAGAAGTT